TTTTGCAATGCTCAGACGGGCATCCCTCTTTCCTGACCTCTCTCCTCTTCTGCCATAATGGGGTGTTGGCGATAAGATACACAAACGACCGGGTTTTATAAGTTTGTATAAGCGGGTCGCTGGCGCTCACTTAGTCCCATTTTAGTACAGATATCTCAGGATAGTAGCGTTCTTTTTTTGATAGTCGGTGATAGTGCAGTTGCATTGATACACTCACGAAATTATTAACACCATGTTAGTGTAGAAGTTGTTTTTAGCGGTGTTGGCTGTAATTTATTGTTTTGACGTTTCGACAATATGTTGCACTGCAATTTCAATGAGGTTTTGAAAAGCTAAGAAGCTGTGATGAAATTTTTGCATTTCATCACAGCTTCTATGTCGGTTTATCTGTAGGTCGTGAACTCCTGCACCCAGTAATATTTGAAATCATCGTTATATGTACCGAATGCAACTGCCATATTTTCAATATCGGGGTTTAGTATGTTTTCGCGGTGTCCTGCGGTGGATGCCATCCAACTGTCAACGACCTTTTGTGCAGTAGGTTGACCCGAGCCGAGATTTTCACCGACATTTTTAAATACGGTGTTTTTATCTCCTTCGGAATTTATACCGTATACCGTGTAAAACTTAGTTCCGTCAGGTCTCAGATGCGAGAATACATCAAAGGCTTCATCGCAACGTTTTTTTGCCGCCTTGTATGCGTTTGCGTCCCACTTGTAAGGTGTAAGTCCGTATGAAACACGGAGCTCGTTTACAATGCGGAATACTTCGGCCTCTTCGGCTGAGCAGTTTACAGGCTCATCGGTAATGTCTGCCGAGGATATCTGCATATTGCTCTGTGCCGGTGTAGTTGATGGCGTCGGAGCGGAGGTGGCGGCGGTCGTTGTTTCGGCGGGCTTTGTGTCAGTAAGATAATCGCTGTGGATATAAGTGCCGTCATCAAGCTTGTAGTAGCCTGTATCGGTGATAGCCGTAACATTCACGGCATCGCCGTAATGCTTGAATGAAACGACCTTTGAACCCTGCAAGCCTTCTTTTCTTGCCGAGCAACTTGCGGTTTTTATATACATAGTACCGCTGCGCTTTTCTTCTGTCCATGCAGGTTTGGGCGCGGCAGTAGTCGCGGGAGTTGTAGCGGCTGAAGTCGATGTCGGAGTAGTATCTGAAGCGGTCGTGGTCGCTTTTGGAGTCGTAGCTGCTTTGGCCGCGGCCGCTGTCGTTTTCTGGGTCGTAACGGCTGCTGTGGTCGCGGTCGTTTTTTGGGGGGTATCGGCTGTTTGTGAAGATGTAACAAGTCGGCTTGTTTCAGACGGAATGCTTTCTGCGAGTGCTGGTGTGGTCGATATGGGTGATGAAACAGTGCCGTTGTCATAGCTTATCGCATTTTCGTTTGCCTGTACACCAAACCATGAGAAACGACTTGACAGAACACAAAGAGCAACTACAGCTATAAATCCGCCTGCGGCACAAGAAATTTTAAAAGCATTGCCGCAAAGCTTTTTCTTTTTGGATGGGTAGGAATTTTCCGCTTTCAGTTCTTCTGCTGTTTCTTTGTTCGTGCTCATGGTCAT